CTGCCCGTACACCCTGGTGACCCTCTCCCCTGTACCGGGCGCTATGGGATACCCCCGCTCTACGTCGCCAGACCTGGACGTCATGACTGTGACGTAGACCACACCGACCAGGCTTGACACTTAGCCGTCATACCTGTAAAGTTAGAGGCACAGGGACGGGGAAGGCCCGGACCGCTAGAAGGAGGGACCAGCAACCATGAGGATCGGTTTTCGGATGAAGATGGCCGCCGAGTACGTGGCGCGTCACCCGGGATGCACCCAGCAGGAGGCCGCGCTGGCCATCGGCCCGAACGGTTCCCACCGGTTCGGTGTGGCGGCCCTGCGGCGCGCCGAGCGCGCCGGCCTGGTCCGGTACGAGAACGGCCCCCGGGGGTACGCGCTGTACGCCGGGTGACCGCCTGAACCTACGGCCCCCGCTTCCAGCGGGGGCCGTTGTGCGTCTCAGTAGCACTCCGGTACCATCGACAGTGAACGGAAACGGTACGAGTGAAGGAAGGAGGGGCCCGTGACGATCATGCGCAAGGACCGGGGGGAGCTGCTGTACCTCCCGGACATCATGGAGATCACCGGGATGCCGGAGGGGACCATCCGGTCCCGGTACCACTCGGGCACGATGCCGTGCCTGTGGAAGTTGGGCCGCCGGCTGGTGACCTGGGAGCGAGACCTGGAGGAGTGGCTGGAGGCCCAGCGCGCGGCCACTACCAAGACCCGGGCCAGCGGTACTCAGGTTCCCGAGGGGGAGGAGACCGGGTAGTGGCGCTGAAGGTGGCGGGCCTGGACCTGTCGCTGACCGCTACCGGGGTGGCTCACACGGGGGACGATGACCAGAGCGGGTGTACCCACCTGGTGGAGCCTGCCGGCAAGGGTGACCGCCGGCTGGTCAGCATCCGGTCCCAGGTTCTGGCCTACGTCTCCGGGTGTGAGCTGGTCCTGATCGAGGATGTCCCCCCGGTCCGGGGCCAGGCCCTGGCCATCCTGGGGATGGTCCATGGTGCGGTCCGGGAGGGGTTGCTGAGCGCCGGCATCCCGTACGCCACGGTGACCGTGGCGGGCCTGAAGAAGTACGGCACGGGTAAGGGCACCTCGAACAAGACCGCTATGGCCGTGGCCGCGTACCGGCGCGCTGAGCTGGAGTTCAAGGACGACAACCAGTGTGACGCCTGGTGGTTGTGGGTGATGGCCCGGGACCTGACCGGGGACCCCGTGTTCGAGCTCCCGAAGGTTCAGCGGGAAGCGCTGGCCAAGGTCAAGAAGGAGGGATCATGAGTATCAACAGGGTCAATGACGTGCACTTTCCCGATCTCTACATGAAGTACAGCGGGAACCGGCTGGCCTGCCCCCACCCGGCCCACCGGTTCCCCACCCTCCCGGACCCCGACAAGGCCCGGGTGATCCTGCCCGCGTGCGCCGGCCCGGCCGCGTGGCTGGCCGCCCGTCAGGGTGGCATCGGTGGCTCGGAGATCGGCGCGCTGATGGGGATCTCCGAGTACGAGACCCCTTTCAGCGTCTGGAACGCCAAGATCAACGGTGGGAAGGACCTCTCGGACGTGCCGGCCGTGGAATGGGGCCACCGCCTGGAGGAAGTGGTAGCCGCCAAGACCGCTGAGGAGGTGGGCCTGGTTTCCCGCTTCGGTGGGGGCCTGTGGGCCGCCCGGGACCGGGACATCCTGCGGGTGACTCCGGACCGGCTCGCCACCCGCCCCCGGTCCTGGAAGGCCGTGGGGGTGATCGAGTGCAAGACCGCCGGGGACGATGAGGACTGGCGCTCGGGCTCGATCACCCGAGGGGGCCAGGGGGACGGGGCCGCCCCGATGAGCTACCAGGCTCAGGTCCAGTGGCAGCTCGGGATTCTGGGCCTGGAGCGTGGCTGGCTCGGATGCCTGGTCCTGGGCCAGGCCCGGGACTTCTTCGTGGTGGAGATCGAGTTCGATCCGGTCTGGTTCGGCGAGATGGCGGACGAAGCCGAACGATTTTGGAACGTCAACGTTCTGGGCGAGGAACCGCCGATGCACGATCTCCGGCACCCGAAGACCGAGGAGTTGATGCGCTTCCAGCACCCGAAGGTGGTCAAGCCCTCGGTGGAGTTGCCGGAGGATGCCGCCGACTGGCTAGCGGACTACGCCAGGGTCAAAGCCGAGGTGGAGGAAGCCACCAAGCGCTTGAACGAGATCCGCAACTACTTTCGGATGCACGTGGGGGATGCCGCCGCTGGCTACCTGGGGGATCAGAAGGTGGTCAGCTACCCGGACGTGACTACCAGCCGGATCGACGTGGAAGCCTTGAAGCGGGACTTCCCCGAGGTGGCCGAGAAGGTGACCGTGCGCAGCACCCACCGCCGGCTGACCATCATGACCCCGAAGAAGCGGGCCCAACTTGCCACCGACTATGATCGGTGGTAGACTGTAGTAGTCGACACAGACAGACCAATTCGGGAACGTCTGTCTGTTGGCGATACCCAATTAGGTAGATCAACTAGGTAGATAGGAGGTTGGCGATATGCCGACCAAGGGTAAGACCACCCTCCGGGACGAGGTGGATGAGATGTTCGACGCGCCGGCTACCGGCTCGGAGGACGACTTCGATGACCTCCTCAATGAGGTGGTCGAGGACGACTCGGAGGGGTGGGTCCCGTCCGAGCCCGGCGATGGTATCGCCGGAATCGTGGTGAAGGTGGGCGAGACTAGGTCCGACTTCGCCAAGGAGGGCGAGGACCCGATGGTCCCGACCGTGACCATCGAGACCAAGAGTGGGGACCGGTTCCGGGTGATCGGCTACGGCGCCGTGCTCCGGCGCGAACTCCTGGACGCGAACCCCCAGGTGGGTGACCGCATCGCGGTCAAATACTTTGGGGAGCGACCCATCAAGAAGGGTCGGTTCGCGGGGCGGCCTTACCGGCATTTCGGGGTCGCCATCCGGCGCGGTAACGGCCAGCGGTCCGAGTAGGACAGTCGTAGTCCCGGGGCTGGGTTAGATGAGGCTCGATACCCAAACCACTCGCATCCGCCCCGGGACTACCCTCCGCAACTCCACAGACTTACCCCGGGCTGGGTCACCGGAGCGCCGATACCCAGAAGCCCAACACCCAGCCCGGGGGACCATCTCGAAAGGGACCGAACATCCATGACTTTCGATCTTCGTCAACACATCCGGGACGTCCTCGCTGAGACTGCTGAGGAGAACCTGGACATCTTGACCGCGATGGTCTTCGACCGGACACCGCATAATGCGATCCGGGAAGCCTACCGCCAGGCGCTGACCGAAGCGGTCCGCGCCGAACTGCCCAGAGCCATCCGCCCCGATCAAAGAGTCGCCGATACCCATTCATCAAGCATCGGGGCGGGTTCAGACTCCACCACCGGAGGGAGCCAATCCCTCCCCGATACCCACCGATCCCACGCTCCCTCCGGTGGTGGTAACGTCCGCAACTCCCGGGCCGCCCGGTTGCGCCGCGCCCGGTTCCGGCTCAACGTCCACGTTGGCCAGCGCACCTTCCGCAACATCTTAGACTGCACCGCCGAAGACCTCCTGTTCGCGGCCGCGGAGTGCGACCGGATGGCTGAGGCCAACGCCCAGGCCGCCGAGCGGTACCGCCGGTTGGTCAAGGTGATGCTTCAGCGCCAGGTGGAGAAGGTGGCCGATCTGACCGATGAGGAGATCGAGGAGGTGATAGGTAATGGGTGACCTCCTCTACGATCCGGCCCTGTATCTCCTGTCCTCCCAGCTTGACGCTGTGGAAGACCTCCGCAAGGCGACGGAGAACCGGCTACGGCAAGCTACCCGGTCCGTGGAGGACAAGGACGGGGAGATCCGGGGTCTCGGGCTACCAGACAACGATCCGGCCGTAGCCGCGACCCGGACCATCCTGGAAGGTCTGAAGAAGCTGGAACACGCCGCCGTGCTGGACCTTCAGCGCGCGATGCGCCGGCATCCTCTCGGTGCCTGGCAAAAGCGCCAGATCGGGGTGGGCGAGAAGCAGCTTGCCAGGTTGCTGGCCGCGATCGGCGATCCCTATTGGAACACGCTCCACAACCGGCCTCGCACTGTGTCCGAGCTTTGGGCCTATTGCGGCCTTCACACACTTCCTCTCGGCCAGGTGGGAAGCGATAACCATCCATACGCCGCCGAGGGGAACCAACCCGCCGGCCGCGCCCCGGACCATCGGCCACGCGATACCCATGGTGGCACCGTCCGGGGTGCGGCACGGCGCCGCAAGGGCCAGCGCGCCAACTGGTCAACCAACGCCAAGACCAGGGCCTACCTGATCGCGGAGTCGTGCTCGAAGCAGTCTCGCAGCCCGTACCGGGAGGTGTACGACAAGCGCCGGGCCGCTACGGCGGACAAGATCCACGATCGGCCGTGCCCCCAGTGCAACGGGGCCGGCAAGACCGATTTGATCACCTCCCCCTGGAGGCCGGGTCACCAGCACGCGGACGCCTTGCGGATCGTGAGTAAGGCGATCTTGAAGGATCTGTGGATCGCGGCGCGGGACTGGTACCGAGAGCACGGATGAGACTTCCCCCGGGCTGGGTCAGGGAACGTGCGACACCCAAACTGGGCTCACCCGGCCCGAGGGAACCACACAACTCCACAACAGACTTCCCCCGGGCCGGGTCAGTACGAGCTCGATACCCAGCGCTTGGTCACCCGGCCCGGGGGAACCACACAACTCCACAACAGACTTCCCCCGGGCCGGGTCAGCGAGTTCGCGACACCCAGAAGCGTGCCACCTGGCCCGGGGGAACCCACGCAGGAAGGAAGATCGAACATGCTCACCAAGCGGTGGGAAATCCAGTGTGACCAGAGTGGTTGTCTGACCACGTTGACCAACCTGTTCAAATCCGACCTGAAGGCCCGAGCCAAGGGCCTGGGGTGGGTGAAGACCCGGGGCCTGTTGGGCTCGGCCACCTACACCTGTCCGGCTTGCCAGGCCAAGGCCAAGGGGGAGGGGAAGACCGATGCGGTTCACCCTCGATGACGCCCAGGTCCCGGACGGGACGATCCTGGTCTTCGGCATCCGGTACGTGGATGCGGACAACCCGACCGGGCCGGGCGCTTCCCGGTCGAAGGTGTTCAAGTACGTGCCCCTGAAGGCCGGGGTCGGCATCCGGTACGTGGATGCGGACGACCTCGATGGGCCGGGCGCTTCCCGGTCGAAGGTGTTCGAGTACGTGGCCCTGAAGGCCCGGGGCCGCTGGTACCTGACCGGGACCGGTCGGGTCCCCCAGGATGCCGGGTGGGGCGCGGTGGCCCGGTGGCTCGATGACCCCCGCCGGGAGGTGGTCTCGGTGGACCTGGCAACCGGCCGGATCAGGCTGTACCCGGAACCGAACCCTCCGAGTTGACACTTTACCGCCATGCCTGTATAGTCTAGTGCGGGGGCCAGATCAACTGCCGAGTGATACCCAAGACGCTCTCATCTGGCCCCCACACTTACAGGAAGGATCATCGATCATGCTGGATCTCCGGCCGTACCAGGTTGAGGCCATCAAGTCCATCACCGCCGCTGATCGGGAAGGCGTACGTCGTCCCCTGGTGGTCCACCCCACCGGCACCGGGAAGACCGTCACCTTCACCCACCTGATCGCACAGCGCGCCGGCATCGGTCGCTCGGTGGTCCTGGTTCACCGTGATGAGCTGGCTCAGCAGACTGTAGAGAAGATCGGCATGGTGGCCCCTGAACTGGCTACCGGGGTGGTCAAGGCCGAGCGGGACGACGTGAGCGCGGACGTGGTGGTGGCCAGCGTTCAGACCGCAAGCCGGGACCGGCGGTTGGCGCGGTTGATCGAATCGGCCCGGACCTCCCCGTTCGGGACCGTGGTGGTGGATGAGGCCCACCACGCGCCGGCCCCCACCTGGACCAAGGTTCTAACCGGGCTGGGGTCCTTCTCCCCCTACGGTCCCCTGACCGTAGGCTTCACCGCCACCCCCGAGCGGGACGGAAAGTCCCTCGGGGTGTGGGACAAAGTTGTCTCTTACATGTCAATAAGGGAAGCGATCTACGGTGGGTACCTGTGCGGGGTAACGGGCCAGATGGTCCGGACCTCGATGGACCTCAGGAAGGTGAAGACTACCCGGGGGGACTACGCGGACGGGTCGCTCGGGGATGAGCTGGAGTCCTCCGGCGCCATCGAGGAGATAGCGGACGCCTACCTGACCTACGCCAAGGACCGGAAGGGGGTGGCGTTCACCCCGACCGTGGAGACCGCCACTCACCTGGCCGCCGCGCTGTGTGAGCGCGGAATCCCGGCTGAGATGGTCAGCGGCCAGACTCCCACCGAGGAGCGTCGGGCGATCCTGGGCCGGCTGAAGTCCGGAGCTACCCAGGTGGTCACCAACTGTGCGGTCCTTACCGAGGGCTTCGATGAGCCCTCGATCAGTTGCGTGGTGGTGGCGCGCCCGACCAAGTTCCACGGGCTGTACGTCCAGATGGTGGGCCGGGGGACCCGGCTGTACCCGGGTAAGAAGGACCTGTTGGTCCTGGACGTGACCGGGGCCAGCGAGCGTCATGACCTGGTGGCCGTGGTGGACCTGG